CGTAGATACGGCAGATCCGAAAAGCGGAAAGACGGGAACTATCTATCTAATCTAACTTGTGGTGCGTGGCTTAAGCATTTTAAGTACATGACTGCAGGTCTGTTAGATTCTATGAATGGGGGGACAGCTCCTCTGCACCCATTATGGACAGCAATTCGACTTAAAGAATACGCTACTCGCCGACAGGAAAGGCGCCGGGGTATGTTGTGTAAACAGCGTATCCTTAGTATCGTAAGTTCTTTGGTCAGTGCGAAAAAACGTTTGCCTAACCCTTGTTCCTGCTTAATCGAAGATACGGAACATAAGACTATCTCTCTGCTTGCAACCGAGGATCGGGAATTAACCCCGGAGTATGCTGAACATGTTACAAACATGGCATGGCGTATATTCGGGAAGTTTCGATTTCGGGGAGGGGAAGTTATGAGTAGCGATACTCATTTAACGGATTATAGGTCTTATGTCGATCGTCAAGTCCTTTCATTAGGTGCTTGTCGTGGGGTATCTAGATTACAAGGCGGGTCTAAAGGTCTCTCATTATGGACGCGGGAAGAATGGATGCAACTTCATTCGAGTGAGGTCGACTTTGATCATCTCGCTTACCGGGTTTCAGAAAGGGGACCGGAAGAGAAACCTATTGTGGGCTACAAGCTTGTAATAGGTGGAGGCAAGGCTCGGGGAATAACCATGAACGAAGGTAATCATCAGATTTTGAAACCACTTCATAAAATGCTTTATGATGCAATTTCTGGTGAGAGATGGTTACTCCGCGGGGAAGCAGACGCGAAAAGATTTAAAGGGTGGGAACGGATGGGAGCAGACGATTTGTTCTGTTCTGGGGATTATACATCTGCTACTGATAATCTTCGGATTGACGTGGCTTATGTTATTCTCGGGATAGCTATGGATTGTTTAGGTATTCCAGATCATATACAAAAGTTCGCACTTCGATCTCTCTATACTGAAATAGAAGACACTAATGGTCAGCTTCACGACCATCAGAGAGGCCAACTAATGGGATCTCTTTTGAGTTTTCCTCTGTTGTGTCTCCAAAATTATATTGCCTTCCGATTTTTTGTTTCGGAGGAAGAGTGTCCTGACGATCATGTCAGAATTAACGGCGACGACATAGTGTATCGCGCTAAGCGCCGTGTTATAGAGAGGTGGATGGGCGGAGTTGCGTCCCTAGGTCTGGAATTGTCATCCGGGAAAACCTTCCTTGACGGGAATTTCTTTTCTTTGAATAGTACTTATTTTTGGGCGTGTAAAGGGTATGTGAAAGCATTGCCCGTTGTACGTCTTGGCACTCTTATGAGGTGTAATATGGGAGGGATCGGTACTGCCCTAAATGATTTTCTAAAGCCGTTTGGAAATCTGGCTCTACAATCAGGAACTGTGGCTAATACTGCAGGATCATCTCCGGGAACCGGACTGTGCGTAACCAGAAGAAGAGCGCTCAATTGTTTCTTCCGTTTTCACAAGAGTGTGTGGAAGAAATATAGAGGATCATGGGTCCGTGAAATTCCGTATGGACTTGAGGCGAAGATTTTATCTGACGAGTTAAGGCATTTGGGATTGTTAGAGCAGGAACGTTATTGGTTTATAACGTCTAATGCCGCGATTCCATCTATCGAAAGCGTCAATAATTTTGAAGTACCAAAAGATTACCGATTAATAAGGCGTCCTGGTGTAAATCTTAATGGAAATGACGATTTGTTCATTAAGTGGCACTGGGAAACGAATATTAAGCTTAAGAATGCCAAGAAAGTAAACACACGTTACGAAAGTGAGTTACTTCGTGTCAGAAGCGTTCCAGAGAGTTATGTAGATGTCGACGATGGGCAATGGAACCTTCGAATCGAAACAGGCTTCGGTTATTTGCCTGATGGGGTTTCTATGGGTGTAAAAACCTATGTTATTCCTGATGGTAAAAGAAAAATCGATGGCTTCTCAAGGAGATTAAATGTCGAAACGTTGATTCGGAGGGAAAATTTTAGTTCCCGTTCGGAGGCAGGCTTTCGCCTTTTAAGAGGTGTCGATCGTAAGATCTCATTAAACTTAATCGGTACAGAGATCGCTCTGAT